CGGCCTCGAGGCGGTCATGTCCCTGACCAACACCTATCCGAACTCGGGCGGGGCGTCGGTCGGGATCGACCGCACCGTGGAGACGTGGTGGCAGGCGAAGAACATCGCCACCTGGACCCTGACCTATGGTGGTGGCGCTCTCTCCACCACCACGGCCTTCCTTGGCGCTCAGCGCATGGTGGGCCGGTGTACGGAGCAGCCGAACAGCCCGACGATGATCCTCACCACGCAGATCGGGTTCGACACGTTCTTCTCGGCCTACGAGGACAACCAGCGGTTCGAGGACTCTGGGATGGCCTCGCTCGGGTTCGAGACGATCCTGTTCCGGCGCATCCCGATCGTGGTGGACTCCCACATCGTTGCGGGGAGGATGTACTTCCTGAACGAGAACTTCCTCCAGCTCATCACGCACCAGGACGAGAACTTCCGGTTCGCGCCCTTCCGTGAGCCGATCAACCAGAAGGCGATGGTCGGGTTCATCTTCTGGACGGGGAACCTCGTCTGCAACGACCCGCGGTTCCAGGGCGTCGTCCTGAACTTCGCGGCGTAGCAGCAGGAACCAGGAAAGGAGACGAACATGGGTTACGCAAACGTGAAGGAGAGCGTACCGCTACCCGGTTCTCAGACGGGTGGCGTTGCATTCTCCGAGGAAATCATCATCGGAGTCGTCAAGAGTGCGGCAGGTGCTCCTGTGACCGTGCTCGCTGGCGATGTCATGGTGGTTGATCCGGTCGTGACCGGGGGACTCAAGCACAACGCCGTCAAGAGATGCGATGCAACTACGGCATATCCAATCGGCATCGCCCTGGAGAATGTAACCGTCCCAGGAACGACCGCCATCGGTGATCTTCACTACGAAGTGAAGATGCTGCGGCGGGGATACCATCCCGCGGTTCGCGTTACCGCAGCGGCCGCCTCGACGTGCCTTGTTCCGTCAGCTACGACTGGACAGGGAACGGGTGTGGCACCTGGCGCGGTGACGGCTGTTCAAGCGGCCCTCGTGTTCGGGTTCACCATCGAAGCGGTGGCCGCGAACCTGGTAGCCGCGAACATCTCGATGCCATAGGACAAGGGAAGGGGGCGGCTTCGGCCGCCCCCAACTCCACCAGGAGGAAAGATGCCTTTCAATCCGCCCGTCGTTAACGACGAGAAGAAGAAGTCCTCGCGCATCGGTTCTGGTGGAGTCGCCGGGCCGAACGAAGTCAATCCATTCGAGGCGACCTATATCTACCGCAAGGCGTCAACGGCAATCACCGTTGGTCAGGTTCTCACGTTCACCATCTCCGACTGGAGATCGGCGGGCCTGGCCTCACATGTCCAAGGCTCCAACATCTTTCTCGGAGTCGCCATGGAGGCGGCAACCGCGGGAGAAGCGGCAGCGGGTAAGGTAATCAAGATTCAGACCGCCGGGATCTGCCCCAACGTCAAGTGCGGAGTGACGCAGCCTGGCTATTGGGCAACCCTGTCCGCGGTGGGTGGAACCGCCGACGGCATTGATCCCGCGACCATTCCTGCCGATGCGGCGGCCGCTGGTGATTTCGTGCGAGACGCATCGGACAAGTTTGGAGTGTTCCTCGAAGTCGATTCCGGTGGACTGTCCAGCGTGTTCATCATCCCGCCGAGAAGCTGATGGCAGCGATTCGGGGTACGGTTCTCAGCCGCCGGCTACGACTCATGGCGCCCGAGACCAGGGCGATCGAGCTCGTGGTGCGGTTTGAGATCCTCGACCCCGAGCCCGCCGTGGCCTACTCGATCGACGGCACGTTCCTCTACCGGCCAGCGGCCTTTGCCGGCATGACGCACAACCAGATCCGTCAGGCTATCGTCGTGGACGGGATTGCCGGGAACCCGTCGCTCCGCTCGGTGGGCCAGGCGCTTCTCGCTCAGTGGAACTCGATGGCAACGCTTCGCGCGCTGCCGATCCCATTCACCTTCAACCCATGAGGACGGATGGCTACTTGGCAGGGGACGGTCCTTCGCTGCGAACCGATGCACCGCGGGGTAGAGTTTCAGGGCTACCTCATTCGCGTTCGCTTTGAGATTCGAGACGGCGGCCAGGTGGTCGATACCGTCACCCAGGACTTCCTCTACGAGCTCACCGACCTCGTTGGCCTCACCCCCGGCCAGATCCGCCAGCTCGTGATTCAGACCGGCCCGCCGGTTCCTCCCGTCGATCCACCGGCCGTCCCGCCAGCTCCCTATCCTCCCCCCATGCTCCAGGTTGGCGCGCGACTCCTTGCGGAATACGAAGCGGCCCACGCCGTTCTCTCCGCACCGCTGGAGCCGTGATGGGACTTCTCGATACCCACCTGGTCACGAACCTAGAAGGGTTCGAGTGGGGCGACAAGATTGCTCCAGGGAACGAGCAGATGCCGGCGAGTGCCGTTGGTTCCATCCAGATCGCGGGCCAGAGGAGCGGAGTGTACTGCTACCAATCTTCACCCTTCGGAGCCGCCGCATATATTCTCATGCCCTTTGCGTTCACCTATAACGGACTCATGGAGGCGTCGCGCGACTTCAACTACTGCTACGGTCGCTTCTACATCAGCATTTTGTTCAACGGACTCGCGGCGGGCCAGAAGGCAAAGGTCGCATCGTTCTTTGACGGAGCCCCATCATCGCTGACGGAGCAGGCGTATCTTTCCATCGGCTCGCCAGCCGACGGCGCCGGCCCCGTTCTCTACTTCACGGATTCCCTTGGTGCTACTAACGCGGGCTCCATTCCTATCGCGGCCGGGGCTGGATACAAGCGAGTCGAGTGGTTCATCGACTCGATCAATAGCCGCTTCTTCCTTCGGATCGACGGCGTGGCCGACATGCTGCTCACCGGCCTTCTCATCAGAACGCTCGACTCCTTCTGTGTGGGCGCCTACACGAGCCCGCCCAATGGATACGTCGCCAACTTTGACGACATCCGAGTGGAGGCGTCAGATACCCTCACCACGATCGACTGGCCGGGAGCCGGGAAAGTCGTGCGCCTCGCCCAGAACGGAGACGCCGAGAACGAATCGAGCGTGTGGCTCGACCAGGGAGGAGGAGCGGCCAACGTCTACCTGTCCATAGACGAGACTCCACCAGACGCAGAATTGACGTACATCAGGAACGGGACCAAGGACAAGCGATACATGGCCGACTTCCAGACGGCCGCCGCGGCCGGGATCGCTGGCACCATCTTCGCGGTCAAGGCCCAGAGCAGGGCTCGTAACGAAGGTGGATCCATACAGTTTGCCCAGATCACCAGGGTTGGAGCCGGCGGGATCATCGCGGAGTCGGGACCACAAAACTTCCAGAACTTCTACGAGAGCAAAATGAGCGTGGTTCATGACAAGACCCCGGACGGAGCCGACTGGACCACAGGAGACATCGACTCGCTGCGCTCGGGAGCCATCCTCAGGTTCAACGTGGGAACGATCTGGGCGCGCATGACTACGCAGGTGGTGCAGGTAGAGTACGACGCTACGGTGGTGGGATTCTTTGTCCCCCGGATAACTTGCGATCCGTTCATCGGCGGCCGGCGTCAACTCATCAACCCGAGGCCACAGTAATGTTCCTTGGATACAGAGCCCTCAACGAGACGGTGCGAGCTCCGTTTCAGGTGGTGAACACTTCCGGTGGAGAGGCCGTAGCATCGAACCTGAGCGCAGCCATCTTCGAGGAGAACGCCACCACCGCGCTTCTCACGGTCACGCCATCGGCTATTGACACGGTGAACTACAAGGGGCTCTACCGTGCCGACATCCCGCTCCTCACCGCTACCGGGTTCGAGGAAGGGAAGCAATACTACGTGCGCTCCAAGTGCGACATCGACGGAGTGACCACGGCGAGCGTGACCGGATACTTCGTGATCGACTCCATGCGCGCCAAGCTGGACGACATCACGACCGGGATTCTCGACCTGATCCGTGCCGCCATCCTTTCGGACAACCCCAACGACTACGCCGACGTGACCGTGGGCGGCTACTTGCGCCTGGTGAAGCACGTCATTTGCAACCGGCTCCTGATCGACGAGAACACGAACACCATGACGCACTACGAGGATGATGGAGTGACCCCGGCGATCGTGTTCGATCTCAAGGACGAAACTGGCGTGGGCACGGTCACTGAACCGTTCGAGAGGGTGGTGAGCGGGCCATGATGTCGAGAGGATTCATCACCGTCTACGGTCTCGGTCAGACCTTCATGGCCACCCAGGGGTTCGGCGGGGTGAGCGCCTACAGCCATACGGTCAACTGGATCGAGTACCCCGGTGCGCCCGCCGTCTTTACCGAGGTAGCGGAGCAGCCGACCTCGTGGGGCGAGACCGAGGAGAAAGCCGCGTCCTACACGGAGACGCCCGAAGCGGCGGCGACGTGGACCGAGGAGACGACTCCGGGCGGTGATTGGCAGGAGGGGCCATTCTAATGACCACGTTTGCGCACACCGCGCAGTCCTTGATCGCTGACGTGAGAAGCGCGGTCGCAGAGCCCAACGACGGATTCTACACGGACGAGGAGATTATCCGCTGGCTCAACATGGCGTGCCTCGACTTCGCGGCCCGCACCGGCATCCTCACGACGAGCGCCATCACCGGATCGGTTCAGGGGCAGAGCCGGTACAACATGCCCGACGACTACTTGCAGATGGAGCGGGTGTTCTACAACTCCCAGGAGCTCGAGCCGGCCGACACGCACGAAATCTTCGCGCGCACTCCGTTCGAGGACATCGACCTGGTGGGAGAAGTGGAGGTCTACTACGTCCGCGGCACATCCACCACGGCTACGTCGCTCAACCTGTGGCGCGCCCCAAGCACGAACGGAGTAGCGATCGAGATATGGTACAGGCAGCGCCCAGACGCCATGGTGGGCACGGCTGATCCGTTCCCGCTCAGGATGGAATGGTCGAACGCGATCATCGAGTACGCCATCCATCGAGCGCACCGCAAGCAGCGCCAGATCGCGGACGCCAACTTAGCCCTCGCTCGCTACGAGGACTATCTCATCCAGGCAGAGCAGAAGCGCGCAGAGTTCCACGTCAACCGTCCGCTCCAGGCCAAGGATTCTACCGCGTGGGACAACACGGTGGGCTCCTGGTATCGGAGGTGGTAGGGGTGCAGCTCGACGGCATCAAAAGCATCACCGACCTATCGGGGGGCATCAATTCCGATGCGTCCAGCTTCACGCTGCGCGACGAGGAAGTTCTCGACACGTCACGCAACGTGAGGATCGACCCGTTGGGTCCGATCATGGGTCGCCACCCCGTTAGCCGGCAGGGTCCGGTGAACGGCTATCAGAGCCCCGCGGGGCCGGTGCTCAACAAGCCCGCCCGATCCCTCCACCGCTACTACCGAACAGACGGAGCGCATCGACTCCTGTTCACGTCAGAGGGCTATCTCCTCAAGATCGACATGGCCACGATCTCGGCCTGTGTGAACATTCCGCCGGAAGGAGGAGCAGCTACCGACCCGGCCTTCACCGACACCGGCCAGACCGACGTAGACCAGGCGTGGGAGATGCTCACCTATCGGGATTGGGTCTACATGACGACGGGAAGCGCCTTCCCCCGTCGCACCAACGGTTCCTTCGTCTACCAGGTCGGACGCGCAGCCCCTACGGCGGCCGGCACGGTGGTGCCCGCGGCCGGCGGGGCGCTTGCTGCTGGCACCTACTACTATCGCTTCACGCGCGTGTACGGGACTCTCGGTGAATCACCCATGGGCGCCGAGGGGACAGTGACGCTTGTTGGTCCCAACTTCCAGGCCACGGTCACGGTGCCCGCCTTTACTGCTGACCAGACGGGGATGCGTGTCTACCGGAGTCTCGTCAATGCGACGGCTGGCGTGGGACCGTACTACCTCGTCACGGAGCGCGCCGCGGCGGGAGCGTTCCTCGACAACGTAGCGGAAACGGCGCTCCAGGGTCGGCTCGATCAGACGCTACTCACGCCGCCCAAAGCCGCGTTCTGTGAGCTCCACCAGGACCGCCTGTGGCTAGCGAAGCTCACCGAGGCGGCGGGCACCTTCTACATCGACGTGATGTTCTCGGAGTCTGGGCAGCCCGATACATTCCGTGCGCAGAACAGGATTAGGTGCCCGAACCCAGGAGGGGAGTCGCTCACCGGGATCCGCTCCTACAACGGGATGTTGCTCCTGTTCACGATGAACAACGTGTTCGCCGTGGTGGGCACAGGAATTGAGCGTGGGGCGCAGCTTTCTGTTCCAGACTACTCCATCATCAAGGTCGCCAGGGGTCCGGGCGCCATGAGCCAGCGGGTGATCCGTGAGCTCAACGGGTCGCTCTACTTCACGAACAAGCGTGACGTATGGCGCCTGACCGGGAACGAGCTCCAGTCGATCAGTGAGTTCAGGGTGCGCCGCTTTCTCGAGGCGAACGTAAACGACAGTCAGGGCGCTCTGGCGCAGGGGGTTGCTACCCGCTCTCAGTATCGGGTCACGTTCGTGCAGAACGGACAGGCGAACCCCGGCGTGACGCTCATCTACGACACGCAGGCCGACGGCTTCCTGGTAGACGAGGGGTACGAGGTTCTGGCCTACGAGTATATCGCGGGGGATACGGACACCCCAACGCTCTACTCGACATGGGCGAATCTCGACTCGGCGCAGATTCTCAAGATGGACGACGAAAATCCCATCTACGACGGAGACTGGTTTGAGTCTACCGATCTTCGCCCGGTAGTGCGGAGATTCCGCACCAAGGACTTCAATCTCGGGGCAGCCGGACAGCATATGCAGCCCCTCATGCTGATCCTAGAGGGTAGAGCCACCGAGGGTACGCTGGCAGTGACGGCGTTCATCAACAAGGACAAGAGTACCGTACCTCTCGGCAGCTTCGCCTTCGCAGCCGGCGTGATCTGGGGCTTCTTCCTGTGGGGCAAGGCCAAGTGGGCTTCCGCCGGTCAAGTGCTTCATCACGTCCCGCTCCCGCAGGCGGCGCGCTCGGAGCGGATCTCATTCCAGTTCGAGCAGACCGATCTCCAGCCGCCGTTTTACATCGAGCACGTCGGGATTGGATACAAGCGCGGAGAAGTGCGGTCGGTTCCGGTTGGCGGGGCGACGACGATCTCTGGAAAGACTTAGGAGAACGACATGGGACTGGTGAACCTTCCCCACCTGCTGACTGACGGCACGAACGCCTACGGCTCTCAGGTCAAGGCCAATGACGACTCGATCGTGACGCAGGTTAACGGGAACCTGGACAACGCGAACATCAAGAGCGGGGCGAACATCGACGCCTCGAAGCTCCTCGCGCAGTCGGTCACGTCTACGCAGCTCGCCACGAGCTCCGTCACGACCGTGAAGATCGCTCCTGACGCCGTGGACAACACGAAGCTCGCTGACTCGTGCGTGAACGCGGAGCAGCTCAACAACGAGGGTGTGGGCGAGGAAGGGCTCGGCACGCCCCGGAACGAGCTCTACACCGGATCGGGCCAGGACGGGGCGGGCGGATACCCCGGCACGAACGTGCTCGCCAACCGAAAGCAGCAGAGCGGCAAGACGGTGTGGGCCTACTTCAACATCGGGACGGCAGCCACCGACTACTTGATCGACGCCTCGATCGACTGGCGGCGCCGCATCATCACGATCCACATGCTCATGCAGGCGAAGGCCGGAGGATCGGCCAAGACGACGCTTCCCGGTGGTGCCAACGACGACCTGATTGCTAGCAGGATGTGGTTCGGGGATCCCCCGGCCATCACGGAAACGGTCAACACCTATATGTTCTATAGCGAGGCCGGTGGGGATGGCACCGTGGCTCCAAGGCTGTTCCTCGAGGCCAACATGGCGGCCAACGACGATACCGGGTGGATCTGGGTCGATTCGGCCACCGGGCAGCTCAAGATGAAGATGGACACTTTCAACAACGCCAGCGTGGACGTGCTTGCGCAAATCACTTGCAGCCCGTACTTGGGGACGTAATGGGGAAGGTTCCGACCAAGATCAACGTGCTCACCGGGTACACGCAGACGCCGCGCCCGCAGGACGGCCAGTCTCTCGACGACGCCGCCTTCGCGCGCGGGGGAGTGATCCCGCTTGGGTTCGTGCCCCATATCAAGGCCGACCTTCCGCAGATGGCCGGCTCCATGGACTCGCAGTACGTCGTGATCGAGACGAACGGAGCAAACGACGTGCCGGTAGACCACCAGCTCCGGCGGATCCCGCGGCGCTTCACCGTGGTGAACAAGACGGTGGCTTGCGACGTGTACGCGGGCGTTCCCGCGTGGACTGATTCTCGTGCGTTCTTTCGTGCCAGCGTGGCCGGCGCGACCGTGACGATCGAGCTCGCGTAGGAGGAATGAGATGAGCGATCCCTGGCGTCCGCTCCGTGAGGAGCAGCAG